ATGCCCTGAACTGTCTGGCTTTCCCTCATTACACGAATTGGGGAAATCTTGCTCATGCTCCATCTGGAATATTGGACAAGCTGGTCGATAGTCACGATGGACTGGTCGATTGCTGACGTGCCGTCGGATTTTATTACGACGACACCTCCGTTCTGTGAATCCGAAGACCTTATAAAAAGGTTCACCTGCTCAAGGAACTTGGCATTCTTGAGGATGACATTTATTACCATGTCGTATGGAAGATCCCATTCGAACGGGGTATCCTCAGGAAGGCTGTTGGCGATCTTGAAGTCGTACTCTATCTCCTGCATCTGGGTAGGGATGTCGCAGGAACTGTCGTTCCATACCTTAGTTCCGGCCTTCACGAAATTGTCGGCAGGAATATAACTTGGTTGCGACACTATCACTCCTGACATTCCCTTGGTTGTCGAGTTACCGTATGCTCCGCCTTTCGACAGAACCTGTGCGGCCATATTGGATAGTCTGTAGTTCAAGGATTTGGTAAGGTCTCCCACACCCTTTACATAACCCATAAGCAGATTCTGGTCCATGATGCTCAGTTCCTTGAGCCTGTTCTGCAATTCTATTTTGCTCATCGAAGTGTCATAGAGTCCCTTGCCGTATTGGAATATCAATCCGGTCTTGGCCTCGAATCCCTCGCTGTCGAGCTGGGCTACGTCACTCAAAGGATTCATCGCATCCGCCATTGGGACGAGACGCGGATTCCTCGATCTTACAGCCCAAGTAGCAGGTTCTTTAAGCTTGCCGAGGTTCGCAGGGTATTCCTGCCCCTCCACTGTGAAGAGTTCCTGCCAGAAGAAGCTGTTGGATGCTATCTCTAGTTGTTCATTTATGAGCGTCTGTATGAATCCGTTGGATCCATCCTTGAAGAGACCCATCCTGTATATGTTTTCCAACGCCTCGTCGGCATTGAACTGGTATTTGTTTGCGTTTGGCATAATTCTTTTCCTCCGTTTTTAAATCCAAAAAATTCCGTCTATCAGAGACTTGTTCTTCGCAAGCACGTATTCCGGAAGCGGCTGCATCCTCTGCACGAACGCTTTCTTGTCATATACCGGCGAATACGAATGGCTCACGTTTTCAATTCCAAGAGAACCGTCGGACGGAAGCAAATCCTCGTCGGCTTCGATGAACGAATTAGGATTAGGTACGAGTACCGATGCTGATGCGCTGGCTTCCGTACCCTCGGCCTCCACGAGTATGTCGTTTGCGGACAATGCCCCCAATGCCGTGTCGACTGTGACGACGAACCTAGAGTTAGCCTCTTCGTAAGTTACCGCAGTGACGATTGCGGATTGTCCCGTATAGTCGGATTCCGAAGCGATTACTGCGAATGAACCCTCTACGGTCTCTGCTACGGTTGCTTCCACACCTGTAGCTGCTCCGTCGAACGATGGAGAAGCCTTGTCTCCGAATGCGGTGGCGGTGAAATCCACATAGGCGTTTTCCGCCGTGTATTCCACGTGGTACCCCGAATATGTAGCCGCACCAATGAGAGCGGCAACGGCTGCCGCAGTGGAAGCCTCAGTCGTAACGGCCACTTTCTTGTTTGCGCCGTCAAGGGAAACAATAACGCTTCCGTTGCCGGTGCAACCGGCTGTTACGGTAAGTCTCACTGTCTGCTTGGTCCCCGATGTGCTTGAAGTCGCATAATTTGTGACCTTTAGCGATTTCGGTGCCTTCATCAAAGCCATACCCACTTCGGGGTTGTCGGAATAGCCGTCGGCCTTGATGTATATTGTCCTGTCGGCGGAACCGACATTTGCCTTTACTGAGAACGAACGGAACAGATAGCCCGATTCGCCCAGATTGAATTGGAATAGCTGTGCTGCCCAGATATGCCCGAATCCCTTAGGAGGATTGGCAATCGTGCATCCCAGCGGAACGCTGCAACGTCTTTCGCCGTTGCCGTCCTTTACCCACACGGCCTCGCCGCCTCTTATCTTGGCGGTGGAGCTGAAATATGTGGAAAGATTAGATACCATAAGTGCTGTCTTTTAAATTTTTACCTTCTGCATGCCCTTCGTGAGTTCCTCGTATTTCTTACTTGAACTCTCCGGGGATTTGGGCCTTATGTCCCCGATTTTGTCCTTGAAGAGGTCCATGAATCTCTCCGAAAGCGTCTTGGCTATATCGCCGTCCTCTTTTGCGTAGTCGACATCCATATAGTCAAAAACCTTCTCAAGATCCCGATGCAGGTCTTCGCGTACGCTCTTCTTGGCGATGGCCAATATCCTGCCACGTTTGTCCCGCTTCTGCTGGCTCTCTCGGAACTCTTTCAGCGCTGTAAGTTCGTCCTGTATTTCCTTGGGTATTTCCGTTGTCTCCGGGCTTCCCTCTTGGGTTTTCTTATTCGGGTCAGGCTTCTCGAAATTCGCTATCTTTTCCTTGTATTCGCCTTCTTTCTTCTTCCATTTGACGGATTCCTTTTCGATTCCCTTCGATGCGGCGGAAAACGCCGTGTCCAGATTGAATCTTATGGAACTCCCGATGCCTTCGTCGTCGATTGAAAGCGAATCTCCGTTGTTCGCGGAGGCGAACTTCTCTGAAAACTTGTCCCTGAACGATTCGTCCAGCGTGTACTGCTTTTCGGTACAGTAGTCGTTTACTTTCTGTAAAACCTCATCTTTGCTTATTGCCATATATTTCTTATATAGTTTTTTTGTCTCGGCAAAAATAAACATATATTCGGCTTGATATAATAAAGATGTTCAACATACATAAGTGGTAATCCCGGTTGCCTGTAAATTGTTGTGGATATGGTAGCGTGTAGAATAAGATAGGTAATACCTTTGCTTCAAGAGATTTCTATCTTTAGGTAATGGCGAAAAAGGAAAGGATAAACAAGGATGTGATAATATCTCCGATAACGGGGAATCAGTATGACGCGGTCAGGAGCGGAGCGGACTTCGTAGTATTGACAGGTCCTGTCGGCTCCGGGAAGACGTTCGCCCTCTATTATGAACCCATAGACTACCTGCTAAACAACTCCGGATCGAAGATAATGTGCTTTATGAGGAATATCGGGGATTTCTGGGGTGCCGGAAAGGTTTCCGACACGCTGAAGCAGCTATACCCGCTTATAGATAGAAGCACCAAGATACAGCCGCACGACCCCGTAGGGGAGATAATAAGGAACCAGGTGGATATGGGCGTGAAGTTCTACAATAACAGCGAGATAAAGTTCCAACAACTCGACAACGAGAGCCGTTCAGTCATAGACAAGATAGCCAAGGGCGTACAGACGAAAAAGCTTATATTCGACGAGTGCAACAAGTTCGAATGGGATACCATAACGACTTTTATGACGAGGCTCCGTTCGGACAGCGATGGCAACGCACAGATATTACTCGCGCAGAATCCAGAGAGGAACTGCCCGTTGAGGACTTTGTGCGGAAACGGCAAGCACGGCGGAGGGTGGATAGCGGAGGACGGCACCCCGATAAAGGAACGGAATGGCACGGTGATGTATTTCTTTATGCATAACGGAAAGATAGACGAGACGTATTTCGGTAAGACGAAGGAAGAAGTCTATTCCAAATGCAAAGTGCAGATAGACGAACTTCTAAGACACGACCCCGACCTTACTTTCGGGGACTTCATACTCTCGATGGCCTTCTTCACCTTTGACACGAGGGACAACAAGGAGATGCTTAAGAAGAACCGCAAGTACAGGGGGTTCACGGCCAACAGCGCAACTGCGATGTCCTCTCATTTCTGCAATTGGAATTATTCGATAGACGACGGGGAGGACGAGGAGGAAACGGAACTTTTTTCAGGAAGCCTCAGGCCGGAGGAGATAGAAGCCATGTTCAGGGAACAGGATTACAATCCGAGGAATACCGAGAAGATAACGGTGGATATGGCTTTCGGCGGACTTGACAACCTGGTGATGATGCACTGGATGGGATTCCACTGCGACGACGTGGTTTTCAGCGAGAAGAACAGTTTCGCCGAAGCCGTAGATCTCATAATAAGGTTTATGAACAAGCACGGATGCACGGACTCGGACCTAATAATAGACGTTCAGGGCGACAGTGCGATAACCGACGTGTTCAATTTAAATAAAAAGAGCGGAGGGTATGGCGGTGATACCTACTCGTTGTCGGGGGGATATGCGTTCAGCGGGGCCGTTTCCAGCACAGGCAAAGGCAGGATGGCATTCGAACGTTTCAAGGACGAGGCGGCCTACCTTGCCGTGGAGATGATAAAATGCGGGATGGTGACGTTTTCTCCGAGTCTTAAGAATATGAGGTATACCCATCAGAGACTGAAAAGGGAGGGTGCGACGACGCTCTGCAAGCAGATGACGTTCGAATCCAAAGGGTTCGTCTTTGACAAGACACCCACGGGCAAGATAAGGGTGACTCCGAAGGAGCAGCAGCATCTGCACCTTAAGGGATTTTCCCCGGACATAATGGACAACATCGTGATGAGATGCGGGACATCCTATTCGATATGTTACGAGGAGATAGCGAGGACGACCGGCAGGGAAAGGCCGAGATTGACCGCGGGAAGCATACTTGATGCCTTGAGGTCGGGCCCTGAGGACGACATTAAGGAAAAGGAGGATAACAATGCAAGGAATGAGAGGATAAGGATAAACAGCGACAAAATATTAAATATACTAAATACTATATGACAGTAATAAGGGACATCAATGGGTTTCTCGAAAATCCGGAGGAACTCCTAAGGAAAAAGCCGTTTACGAGGGGCGGCGAGCTGACCAATCCTACGGTGGCGAAAAACATATCGCTTACGGACAGGAACAGGGCTTCGTTTGGGGAATTGCGGATGGACGAGATAACGCAGGACACGTATCTTCAGGAATACGACCCGTCGATGCACAGGATAAAATTCAACCAGTCGATACCGCACATATCAGTCAAGATAGGTGGGCGTACCATATCGATAGACGAACTGACGCTGACGGAGGCTTTCCAAAAGAACATCCACGCCGCACACGTGCTCCATCTGGCAACCAATCCTATGAAGTTCGTGCTTTGCAATCAGGTGGTGGACGAGGCGATTAACGCCAAGTTCTCCGAATATAAGCAGGAATGGGCTTGGCGGAATATGGAGAAGGTGAAGTACGATGCCATATCCAAGTTGAAGAAAGTCGGGGATGTAGGGATGCTCTTCTCGTTCGACAGCAAGACATCGAAGGGACATGTCAGGACTTACTCCTATGACGACGGCTACATCGTCATACCCAACTATGACGAATACGGCGAAAAGATAGCCTGCACCCTCTACCATAAGGACGAGGAGGGAAATTCTATTCTCGACACGTACGACAACACCAACCATTATAACATAAACTTCGGAGTAACGGACGATGCCGGCAAACCCACCATTACGACTTCCAAACACGGGTACTCCATATGCCCGCTCCTTTATAAAAGGGGAAGGGTAGCGTGGGAATACGGCGAAAGCATCATAGAGATGATAGAATTGATGCTCAACATCAACGCCGTGGCATTAAAGAGGTTCGGCACTTTCGGGCTCGTGCTCATAGGGGAGATGGACGCGAACTCGTTCAAGAAGGATTCGTCCACACTTATAATTAATCTTTCCGCGGATTCGGGCAATGGGAAGCAGGATGCCAAGACGCTCACTTTCCCTGAGCCTCAAAAGATGATAGAATATCTCGAATACTTGGTCAAACAGCTCCAGATAGCCTGCAGCGTCACGTTCATAACTCCCGATTCCCTTAAGATAGGCGGGGACATAGGCGGAAATGCTGTGCAACTTGCGATGAAGAACGACCTTGCGCTTGCGACGCAGAGCGTGCTCGACTGGTCGGACTTCACCAACGACATGGCGATGCTCTTCGGGGAGATGCTAGGCCTCGAATCCAAAGAATCGGCCAAATACAGTGAAATGAAGATAAGGGCGACACTCGACGTATGGACACCGGAAAGCAAATCTTCTCTAATAAACAATCTTAGTTACGAGTCGAAATGGCTATCAAAAAGATCGGTTGTCGAAAATTCGCCACACGCGGCACCTGACGAGATGGACAGGATAGGAAACGAAACAAAAAACACGGCAGATAAAATTAATGCTACCGGTTCAAATACCGAAGCCGACGTATCGGCATCTGCGGATGAGGATATTAAGAGTACGGAAGATAAGATGTCATTAGATAGCAAAACGGATGTAATAGAATAGGAGGTATGAAATGTATGCAATGATTTCGGCGGTAGCGGTGGCGATATTATCCATAATGGGCAATGTGGTGCAATTCTTAATAAATAAGAAGGTGTCCGATATCGACAGGTTGGAGAAGCAGGTGGACCTGCTTGGAAAGATACAGGAGAAACAGACGCAGTCCTACGAGAGCGAACGGAAGATGCAGGACGAGAAAATATCTATATTGAACAGCAAGATAGAGGACCAGGAAAGACTTCTCAATAAGAACAAGCAGGAGATATTGAAATTGCAGGGTATTGTCACGAAACTCCTTGCGAACGGATGCCACAAGATGAAGGACTGCAAGGACAGTTCGCCATATACGCAGGACGAGATAAGGCAGTTCATCGAAAAGCCTTAAACGTATTTTAGAAAATGACGATAAAGGAAATAATAGCTTCGATACTTTCGGCATCGAAGGGCAGCATATCCTCAAAGAGGGTTTGCGGGGTGGTAGGGTTCGCAGTTGCGATTTTCGTGCTGCTCTACTGCACGTTCAAGCGTATAGAGGCACCCACTTTCGTAGTGGACTTCACATATGCTTGCGCGGCCTTGCTCGGCGTGGACAGTATAACGGGTATTTGGAAGAAAGACAATTAAAGAAAAGACGAAATGGAAGCAAGCGACAAACTTAGGGACAAGATGAAGGAGTTCGAGGGGTTCAGGCTCAAGGCTTACAGGGACTGCGCCGGAATTCCGACAATAGGGGTCGGACATACGTTGGGCGTGAAGATGGGCATGTCGATAACCGAATCGCAGGCGGAAGCACTCTTCAAAAAAGACATAAGGGTGTATGAGGCCGAGATCAACAGGATACCGGAGGCGGACACGCAGGGGAAGTTCGACGCATTGGTGGATTTTGCGTTCAACTGCGGGATCGGGAACCTTCTCGGATCCACGCTGATGAAAAAGATACGCTCCAATGCTCCATATCCAGATATCAGGGAACAGTTCCTCAAATGGAACAAGTCCGGGGGTATAATCAGGCAGGGATTGGTCAAAAGAAGGGAATGGGAGGCGGAAAGATGGCTGGAAAAATGAGGATGTCAGGTTTTGCTGCGGCGATGGCAATGACCATCGCCGCACTTTCCGTGCATGGATGCGGGATGCTCCGCCACAACATCGAGAGCAGCAGCGACACCCTTGTGCGCTATGTTACGCAGGTCCAGCACGACACCGTGCAGCAGTTCGCACACGACAGCGTGTATATGAGCGTGTTTTCAAAGAATGATACCGTATTCGTGAACAAATACAAGGAACGTATCGTATATAAGAACAGGGCGGTAATCAAGGCCGATACCGTCACCGTATATAAGAATCACAACTTCTACGTCAACAAGGAGACAATTAAGAACAAGATACCGAGATGGTGTTGGATTTTACTTGCATCCGATATCATTATTTTAGTTTTTTTTGTAATAAAATTGTATATTAAATGGAAGACAATAATATAATATTAGACATAAAGACTACCGATGGCGTAAGTTTCCACGGGTTGAAATTGCACGTATTCACATACACGAGCACGATGATGTCCCTTGACGACAAAATCGAGGGGGATGTTTTTTATCCTGACACTTCATTGGCCTTTACTATGTCGGAATATGTCGAATACGGGGGATTGAGATATTATCAGAAGACAATGACTCCTCCGACGGTTACAAGGAAGGGGATGGCGGGCGACAATTCGGACCTAAAGGGGATGGCGAAGTATAGCCTAATCTTTTACCATCCGATGGCGGATTTGTATAATATCCCTTTTACTGACAAGGCGGTATCCTCGGATGAAAAATTATATAAATCCGAAGATACGTCTTTCTATTGGATAGGGACGATTACCCAATTCATGCAGAAATTAAACAGTTGTCTATATTCTACGCCTTGGACCTGCGAACTGCAATCCGGATTCGTGGATGACGGGACTCAGAGCGAAGTCATCCAATTCGACAATCAGATGATAAGCGACGCTCTCAAAAAGGCTTACGATACGTGGAAAATTCCATTTATCGTGTCCGGCTATAAGATAATCTTCGGGAAGCCGGCCAATGAAGTCCTGGGCGAAGACGGCGTTACCCCTTTCGTATTCCGTATGGGGCAGGGTATGGGGTTGAAAGACGGGAACAGGACTCCCAAGAACAATACCGTATTGACCAGATGTTCGGGATTTGGCAGTTCCGACAACATACCGAACGGATACCCTAAAATAAGATGGACGGGGGATTCGACTTGCAAATATACGGTCGACAACAGTCCGTCCTCTCCAAATTCTTATCCGATTATAGATGGCGTAATCAACGGGGAATCCGTACGGTTGATACAGCATCCTTTTACAAGGACTCATCTTATGCCGTCAGTATACATAGCGTCGGTGAGGCGGAAAGTCGATCCGTTTTATACTTCAAGCGATTTGCTTCCGGAGGGCTTCAATACCGACTCTCAATTGATAGATTATTATGACGCAATCGACGATGACACTCATACATATTTCAATCATATAAATCCGGATTTGCCCATTTACGAAAAACACGAGTTTCCGGATATAAAGCCGTCTATTGTCGGAGCGACATATATGGGACAGGCGATAGATGTTATCAAAACCGTCACTCCTTGCGATAACGGCGGGAACGCCGTAAGCGAATGGGACGTGTCGACCGATGAGAACGGTGATTACAGGCAGTCGTATTTCCTTATTGAATTTCACCCTCTCGGCTTCGACCTTTATGCTATGGCATCCGTGACGAGTGCGATGTCCGTAGTTATGAAAAGCGGAGCCTGCAATGCCTGCACGTTTGGAATAAACGTCGACTGGGATAGCGTAAAAAGCAATTTCTATGTCACGGACGATGACGGCAATTCCGTCTTTACTCCTAAAGGTTCGCAAAGGAACTATGATTTATATCCCGACAGCACCGACCAGAGCATAACCGTGATGGTCAAGAAAGATACGGAAACTTTCAACACCTTGATGCCTAGCCTATACCAAAAGCTCAATAGCGGAAATAAGTTCGTGTTTACGGGAATCGATATGCCTCAAGTCTATATCAACAACCAGCAGGAGGTATTGGACGAGGCCATAAAAGAATATCTTCTGGAAAACAACATCGCCAGATTCGAATATCCAGACACCTTCGACGAATATTTCCTTACGACGCATCCCGAAATATCGGAACAGATTAGCACGAACAGCATTGTAAGAATCGAATATAATGGCGAAATATTGGCTCTTTCAGTAAAGGAAATCGCCATAACATACGGGGGTTCCGCACTCCCTTCATATAAGATAACGCTTACGGACGACATTTCCGTCGTATCGAATGCGATAGGCGATGTCACGGACGGACTGTCCAAATTGGGCGGAATAGTCGCCCAGCTGCAAACGATATATGGCAAGAACATACTTTTGGAGATTGCCGATAAGCTCTCGCGCACTAAAAACGACAAGGCCCTTGGACGGATAGACTTTAAGGAAGGGCTCACTTCCGGCAACTATATAGATGATACCATCGTAGGGACCGGAGCAAAAATCGACAACGACGGGATTGGGACGTTCCAAAGCCTCGTTGCTAGAGGGACTATCTCCGCCGCGGGGTTCAGATACAATTACATCAATGCGAATGCGGGATTGGCCTTCCTCACCAACGGAATCGGATTAATCGGCGATGTGGATATTATCAATAATATAATTACATTAAAGATAGAGGAGGGGGAATATGCCACAATATCTGTCGGGGATATATGTCAAGGAAAATACGTAGATCCTGAAAATACGTATGGAGAATCCGACGGGGAGAGTGATGCTTGCGGATTTCCTACGAAGGGAGGCTATTTTACAACATATTTTTTTGTTAATAAGATATTGACGAACGAAAAGGGGAGATGCACCTTCTCCTATTCGTTGAGGAACTCCTCCACTCCGCACCCGTGCAAATATATGCGTTTCGCCTCTTACGGCTCATTCACCGATACCGATAGGCAGAGTTGCATCATTTCCAATGCGATAGGCAAGCCGTATGTCGAATATCTTACAGGGGTGAATACGTGGATTGTCAGCAGCCTTAATATCGTCAAAAGGGACGGATGGCTTGGAGGATTGACGATAACATTAAAAGACGGCAGCACCTATACGTTATCCGGATTCGGCTCTTACAGCCAAGACAACAACTATTTCGGGAATGCCGTAATACAATTGAAGCCTGAAACATTGAATTCGTTAAAATCCGAATTGAAGAATTACACGATAGACTATTCCCATTATAACGATGTAATAACCATAGACGACACTGGCAATGTAATCGGGGGGCTATGGATAGAGTCTTCGTATACCGACACGTCCAACGTAGTCCATACTTGCAAGGAATATCTTATCCATTCCGCCATTTTTCCGAGATGCAATTCCAAAGTGATAATAGAAGCTGCGGATGAAGACGATGCGGCGGAGGGGACTTATAAGGTCCATCTGTTCCCGCACGGTTGCTCGTGCGATTACAGTAATGGAACTATCTATATAACCTCCATCGACAATATCAAGGACGGCGTGGCCGGGTCAGGGGACGATACGGGATTCGATTATGAGGCTATGAGGGCGATGGATAGGGCGTATGTCGATATCGTTGTCGATTGCGAGGGGAAAGGGACGATAACTAAAGTATTCCCGATTACAATCAAACATTCTTCAGAGCCGTTCATCGGTGCGGACCTCTCAAACGAGATGGCATCAATCGCTTGGGACGAAAAGACGGGAGGTTACACCGGCTTGCCATTGGAGACCACGCTGTCAATTTGGCATAACAACGAGCCGCTTGTGCCGTCGGCAATCGTAGTTTCTTCTACCATAGGATTATCGGCGACCACGAACAGGACGACAGGCTTGATAACGATAAATGTCGACGGGACGCAAGACGGGGACTTTCTTGGCGACGTAATCAATATCGACATCACAGCCAGCGCAATCTATGCCGGAGTGTCGTATGAAAGGACTATCACGTTGACGATAAACAAAATGTCGGATTCGAATATTTATTCATTAATACCTACATTAAATTCCATATCATTAATATATAATAACGGGATTGCGGAGTTGTCGTCGAGCGTAGTCGCCTGCGTAGTAAATTGCAATAGCGTAAAACACGAATCATATAATCTGACAGCGGAGGAAATGACAACACGTGGATTGTCCATAAAATACAATATGGACGACGGGGCGCAGTCGACATATACTCTAGGGACGAATATAGGGATAACGGTAGCCAATGAGAAAGTAACATTTTATCTTTATCATTCGACACTTTTGATTGACAAGGAGATAATCCCGATATTGGCCAACGGGCAAGACGGCAAGGGAGCGCAATGGATATATGCCTTGACAACGGATAATACTCCTCCCACGCTTACAAGTGCGGCTACCGATAGCGACCAATTTCAAGAAAAAGGAGCTTATGAAGGGATAGAATATATCCCCGCGGGATGGTATGACGACCCGCAAAGCATCACACCTCAATACCAATATGCCTGGTCTTCCAAAAGGATAAGCATCAATGGCGTATGGCAAGCCTTCGGGAGCATATCGGTCTATGAACATTACGGGAAGCACGCAGCATCGCTGTCATTGGACAACATAGTCACAGTGCCGACTGATGCCGGAGGCGTAACGCTTGCCGACTTCTCGGAAACCATACCTATAGCATTGAAGGTAAACGGTGAATCCTGTTCCGACCTTACAATAAACGTTTCAGGTTCTTCGTACGC